CGGAAAACCGGCGAGGCGCGTCGAGCTCGTCGAGCTCGTCCCGCCGCGGCTCGAAACTCCTCGGCCGGCCGACGTCGTCGGCTCCTACGGCGCCGAGGCGGCCGGCTGGATCGAGCGCTATCTCCGCGACGAGCTCCGACCGTGGCAGCGCTACGCGCTCGAGCGAATCCTCGAGCACCGAGCCGACGGCTCGCTCCGCTGGCGCCGCGTGATTCTCACCGTCTCGCGTCAGTCCGGGAAATCGGTCCTAAGCCGCGGCGTCTGCGGCTGGCGCGTCGGCGCGGCCGACCTATTCGACGAGCCGCAAGAGGTCCTGCACGTCGCGAACCTCCGAGGCACGGCCGCGCGAATCTGGACGCCGGCGGCGCGCACGCTCGAGGAGACGCTCGGCGTCACGGTTCGCCGCTCGAACGGGCAAGAGGCGATCGAGCTCGTCGACGGGAGCGCGTGGCGCCTCGCCGCGTCGACGCTAGACGGAGGCGTGGGCTCCTCGGTCTCGCTCGCGTTCGTCGATGAGGCTTGGCGCATTTCGCGCGACGTCGTCGACGGCTCGATCGCGCCGACGATGCTCGAGCGGCGCTCGCCGCAAATGATCCTCGTCTCGACGGCCGGCGACGGCGGCTCGACCCTGCTCCTCGAGGATCGCGACGCGGCGATCGAGCAGCTCGTCGACCCGGACTCGGCGCGAATCCTCCTGCTCGAATGGTCGGCGCCTCCCGAGGCCTATCCCGACGACCGCGAAGCGTGGCGCGCGGCCTCGCCTCACTGGACCCCGGCGCGGCTCGAGGCGCTCGAGCACGCGCACGCGACCTCGACCGAGGCCGATTGGCGCCGGCAATATCTGAACCAGTGGGTCCTAGCCGCGCGAAGCTGGATCGCGCCCGGTCAGTGGACCGCGGCCGCCGAGCTCGAGCTCGAGCTCCCGGCTCGAGGCGGAACGCTCGCCGTGAACGATCGCGACGGCAATCCCGGCGCCTGCGGCTACGTGCTCGCCGTCGCCGACGGCGATCGCGTCTCGGTCTCGGGCCGCGCGTTCGCCTCGAGGCGCGCGCTCTGGGCCGCGCTCGAGGAGCTCTGCGCGCGCCGGCGCGGCGTGACCCTGCTCCATCCGGCCTCGTTCGAGAAGCACGTCGCGAGCCTGCGCGGCGTCACGCTGCAAAAGGTCGGCACGGCCGAGCAGCGCGCCGGCTACGGGCCGACGCTGGCCGCGGTCGTCGACGGCCGGCTCGCTCACGACGGCGACGAGGAGCTCTCGCGTCAGATGTTGACGGCGACGCCGGTCACGATCCCGGACGTCGGGACGACGCTCTCGGCGCGGCGATCGCCGGGACCGATTTTCCTCGCGCGCGCGGCCGTCTGGGCGGTCGGCTACGAGCTCCGACCGGGCCGCAAGGGAAAGCCGCTCACGGTCGCGGCCTAAGCAGATCGGCCTACGCTCGTCTGCCTATTGCGGCGGCCGCGCGCCGGCGGCGATCCTCGAGGCGTGCAACTCCTCCGCCGGCGGTCGAACGAGCTCGAGGCCTCGCGCCGGCCGTTCACGATCCCGCAGATTAAGTCGGGAACGGCGCTCGAGGTCGTCGAGGCCTCGCTCTGGGCGACCGGCGTCTCGCGCGAGGCCGCGCTCACGCTCGACCCGGTCTCGGCCTGCCGAAACCTCATCGTCGGGACGCTGGTCCAGTTGCAACCGTTCCGCTTTCGCGGCGAGGAGCGGCTCGAGCCCGGTTGGCTCCTCACGCAACCGGACCCCTCGACGACGTGGGTCGCGACGCTCGCCGGCACGGTCGACGACCTCCTATTTTTCGGCCGCGCCTACTGGCGCGTGCTCGAGCGCGACCCGGACGGCTGGCCGCGCCGAGCTCGCTGGACTCCGTTCCGGGACGTGACGCCGAACGTGCGCTCGACCGGCGGCTCCTACGCCGAGCTCATCGACTACACAATCGCCGGCGTGCGCGATCGCGTGCCGGTCGAGGACGTGATCCGGTTCGACGGCGCCGCGCCGGCGATCCTCGAGACCGGCGCGCAAGTGTTCGCGCAGGCGCTCGCGCTCGAGGCGGCCGCGACCCGGTTCGCCGGGACGGAGCTCCCGGCCGGCGTGATCACAAACGAGGGAACCGAGCTCGGCCCGGAGGAGGCGCAAGAGTTCCTCGAAAACTTCGCCGCGAACCGCGCGAAATACGGGCTCGCGTTCCTGCAATCGGCGAAGTACGACCGGGCCGACCTCAATCCGGCCGACCTCCAACTCCTCGACGCGCGTCATAACGTCGCGACGCAGGTCGCGCGACTGTTCGGGATCTCGGTCGCGATGATCGGCGCCTCGCCGAGCGGCCATTCCTCCGCGATGGTCTACGCGAACCTCACGCAGCAAAACTCGCTGCTGCTCTCGACGGCCTGCGCGCCGCATATCTACGCGATCGAGTCGACGCTCTCGACGATCGCCGTCCCGTCGCTGCAATCGGTCGCGTTCGACGTTCAGCAATTCCTACGCAGCGACCCGCAGGCGGCCGCCGACTACGTGATCGCGCTCGAGGGCGCCGGGATCATCACGACCGCGGAGGCGCGATCAATGCTCGGGATTCCGTCAACCTCCGACGCCGGCGAGGCCGCGGCGCCGGACCTTCAACCGGGAGGCGTTTAGCCGATGTTGAGATTCGAGCGCGAGGTCGTTATCGCCGACCTAAACGAGCGCACGATCGAGGGCGTCATCGTGCCCTATGACGAGGTCGGGACGATTCAGGGTCGCGACTACCGCTTTAAGCCGGGATCGGTTCGCCTCGGGCGCCGCGTTCCGCTGCTCGTCGATCACGATCGAGGGCAGCCGATCGGGATCCTCGCCGAGCTCGTCGACGGGCCGACGGGCGCGATCGGCCGCTTTCGGATCGACCAAACGCCGGCCGGCGACTCGGCGCTCGTTCAGGCGGCCTCGGGCTCGCGCGGCGCGCTCTCGGTCGGCGCCGAGGTCGTTCGCTCGACGATGAGCCGCGACGGCGTGATCGACGTCGAGGCCGGCGCCGTGGCCGAGGTCTCGCTCCTGGCGCTCGGCGCGTTCGAGTCGGCGGCCGTGACGCGCGTCGCGGCCGAGCAGGACCCCGAGCCGGAGCCCGAGCCCGAGCCCGAGCCGGAGCCGGAGCCGGCCGAGCCGATCGAGACCGATCCGGCGCAGGAGCCGCTACCGGAACCCGAGCCGGCGGAACCGGCCGAGCCCGAGGAGGGAGACGAAATGACCGAGGCAGCACAGGCGCCGGCGATGATCCTCGCCGAGCGCTCGAGGCCGGCGGCCGAGCTCGGCGCCGGCGAGCTCGTTCGCTATCTGATCGAGGCGCAGCACGGCAACCGGGAGGCGATCCGCTTCCTCGAGGCCGCGCTCACCGAGACGATTTCGACCGACGTCACCGGCCTACTTCCGCCGACCTATGAGCGGACCGTGATCGGCGGGAAACAGGTCCTGCGGCCGCTCTATGAGGCGTTCCGATCGCGCGCGCTCCCCGGCGTCGGCCTGAACGTGAACAAGCCGAAGTGGGTCACGCGGCCGAACGGCGCATGGGCCGCGAACGTCGACGCCGACGCGACCTCGACGAAAGCCGTCATCGACTCGCAGACGGCGACGGTTCAGCGCTGGGATTGGGCCGGCGCGATTTCCTGGGTCGTCGTTCAGCGCTCCGACCCGTCGATCGTTGACGAAATCTACGGCGAGGCGGTCGAGGACTTCTATCTCGACGTCGAGGCGAAGATTTACGGCGAGCTCGGCGCGGCGGCTCCCGGCGCGGCGACGAGGCTCGGCGCGGCGATCGCCGAGTTTTTCGTCGCGAGCGGGAACCAGCGCGCGCCGGAAATCATCATCATGGCGCCCGACGTCTGGGGAGAGTTCGCCGACACGGGCGCGCTCTCGGTCGCGCTCGGTCAGGGCACGGTTCAGGGAGGCACGCTCGGGACGTCGTTCGCCGGAATCCCGGCCGTGACCTCGGGCACGCTCCCGGCCGGCGAGACGATCCTCGCGACGCGGCGCGCCGTCGACGCGCGGATCACCGAGCCGGTTCGGCTCACGGCGAACGCAATCGGAGCCCTGAACGTCGAGCTCGCCGTCGTCGGCGAGGGACTGTTCGACACCGACTACCCCGGCGAGCTCCTGAAATTCGCCGCGATCGTGCCGCAGACCGCCGGCTCGCCGAGCTCGAGCTCGAGGAGCAAGGGCTAGACGTGGCCGATTGGATCACCGTCGACGACGTCGCCGGCTACCTCGACCTCCCGACGGTCGATCCGACCGACGACAACCTCGCGCTATCGACCGCGGCCGTTAAAGCCGCGGTCGAGGCGCGACGCTCCGACCTCGTCGCCGGCGATCCGCCGACGTTCACGCCGACCGACGACGTTCGGACGGGCTCGATCCTCTGGGCCGCGATCCTCTATCAGTCGCGCTCGGCGCCGTCCGGGTTCGCCGGCTACGGCGACGAGACGCAAATTTTCGACACGCTCGGCGCGCGGCGCGCCGAGGTTCTGCGGCTCATCGGTTGGCGGAGGCCGGTCGCGTTTTGAGCGCGACCGTGACCTCCGCGGCCGTCCGGGCCCGGACGGAGCTCGAGCTCGAGCTCGAGGCCGCCGGGATCGAGGCGACCGGCGACGCCGGCTCGTTCTATCCGCAGCCGGTCGGCGTGCTTATCGGCCTGCCTAGCCTCGTCGGCCGGACGCTCGGCGCGCGCCGGTTCGAGATTCCGGTCCTCGTCGTTTCGGGTGATCCGCTCAACTCGAACGAGCGCGTCGCGGCTCTCTACGCGCTCGCCGACGAGGTCGCCGGCGTGCTCTCGACCGCGGCCTATCGGCCGACGCAATACCGCTCGAGCGAAAGCCCCGAGCCGCGACCGGCGCTCGAGGTTCTCGTCATTGTCACCGTCTCCGAGGAGGGATAGCGCTATGGCAACGACCGATAGCCGGCAGGGACCCGGAACCCTGAAAATCGGAACGACGGCGCCGAACATGATCGAGGTCGCGCCGCAGGCCTCGGCCGTCGAGCTCGTCCCGACCGTCAACTCATCCGACGGAACGCCGACCCTCGAGACGCCGGAGCCGGCGCCCGATACCTCGATCGCGTGGCATCTCAAAATCTCGGCGATTCAGGATTTCGAGGACCCGACCGGGTTCGTTAACTTCCTGATGGATCACGCGCTCGCCGAGCTCGCGTTCGAGTGGGAGCCGATCACCGGCGCCTCGCCGAAGTACGCCGGGACGGTTCAGGTCGTCCCGATCGGGATCGGCGGCGCGATCGCCGTCCAGACCGTGACCGACGTCGAGCTCCCGGTCGTCGGGCAGCCGACGCGCGACGACTCCGCGATTCCGCTCGCGAGCTCGAGCTCGAAAAAGGCGGCCGCGTGAAAAAGGTCACGGGAACGATCGTTTACGAAAACGGCGAGCGGGTTCACTTCGTCGCCGGTCCGCAGGCGTTCGCGGCGCTCGAGACCTACGCGCGCCGGCAGGGATTCGTCCCGACCGACGGCGCGAATAACGCGACCGTGACCCTCTATCTCGCCTATGCGGCGCTCCGCGTGCAAGAGGGTTTCGACGTCTGGCTCGACTCGGTCTCGGACATCGACCCGGACGAGGACCTCGAGGAGCTCGAGGTCCCTCCTACCCCCGAGGCAGCGCGTCTCGAATGATGATCGAGCTCTCGATCGTGACCGGCCGACCGCTCGCCGAGCTCCGGGAGCTCGAGCTCGAGGAGCTCGCGACCTTCGTCGACGTCGTCGAGGAGCTCGGCCGGCGTGCCTGAACGGATCACGGTCGAGGGCGCTCGCGAGACCGAGCACGCGCTCTCGGCCGTCGGCGACGACCTCAAGCCGGGAGGCGCCGTCGACGACCTCGCCGGGAACGCCGTCGCCGAGCTCCTGGCGCCGGCGCTCGTCGCCGCGGCCGCGGCCTCGGGCGTGCCGGTCGCGTCGCGCGTCGCGCGCTCCGTTCGCGTTCAGGCCGGCGCGAGGCCTACCGTCTCGATCGGCGGCTCGGAGGCCGTCGGGCGCGCCGGCGCGCCGGCCTATCGGCTCGTCTGGGGCTCGGAGCGCGGCGGCTACGACCCGAATCATTTCGTCGTCGGCCGCGGACCCGGCTACTGGATCAAGCCGACCGTAGACCGGCTCAAGCCGCAGGCGGTCGGCATGTTCGACCTCGCGATCGCCGGCCGGATTCGGAGGCACGGTCTCTAGTGGCCGGCCCCGGAAACATTCTGATCAAGATCGGCGCCGAGGCGACCGGCGCGCTCGCCGAGTTCGACAAGGTCAACGGGAAAATGGGCGAGACCGCGACCCGGACGCAGAAAGTCGGGAACGCGCTCAAAGCCGCGGCCGTGCCGGCGACGATCGCGCTCGGCGCGATCGCGATCGGAGCGAAAAAGGCGATCGACGCGGCCTCCGACCTCGAGAAGCAGGTCCAGAAAACCGGCGCCGTGTTCGGGCCGTTCGCCGACTCGATCGTTAAATGGTCGGAGAATCTCGCGAAGTCGTTCGGGCTCTCGTCCGGGCAGGCGCTCGAAATGGCGAACCGTTTCGGGAATCTGTTCGAGAACCTCGGATTTACGACTAAGCAGGCCGCCGGAATGTCGGAGCAAATGGTCCAGCTAGCCGCCGACCTCGCCTCGTTTAACCATGTTCCGGTTGAACAGACAATGGCCGCGCTACAGTCGGGCCTAGCCGGCGCGACTCGAGGCCTCAAAAAATACGGGATCGTTATCGACTCGACGGCGCTAAAGAACGAGGCTATGCGCGAGGGTCTCTACTCCGGGAAAGGCGCGCTCGACGCGCACGCAAAAGCCGCCGCAACTATGACCCTGATATTGCAGCAAACGGCGAACGCGCAAGGCGATTTCGCGAAACACTCCAGCGACGCGGCTAATGCGGCCGCGATTCAGCACGCCGAAATGCAGAATCTAACCGAGGAGCTCGGGACTAGTCTCCTCCCGTATTACAAAGCGTTCGAGCAGATTCTCATATCGCTAACCGGCACGCTCGGGAAACATACAACGGCGATTAAAGTCGTCGTCGGGATTGTCGCGTCGCTATCTGCGGCGATTCTCATCGCAAACGCTGCTTTTAAGGTCTATACCGTGACGCAAAACGTCGCGAAACTCGCGACGATCGCGTTCACGGCGGCTAACCGAGCTATGGCGCTTTCGCTGGCGACAAATCCCATAACCCTGATTATCGTCGCGCTCGTCGCGCTCGGCGTCGCGTTCTATGAGGCCTATAAACACTCGCAGACGTTTAGGAACATCGTTCAGGGCGCAATGCACGGCGTCGAGGCGGCTATCGAGGCGGTCGGGCGCGGATTCCGGGCCGCATGGAACGCGGCCGAGTCGGCGTTCTCGTTCATCGTGGCGCATTGGAAACTCGCGCTGTTCGCGTTCGGGCCGATCGGCGCCGCTCTCTACGTGATCGTGACTCACTTCGACCGGATTCGCGGCGCGGCGGCCGGCGCGTTCGGCGTGCTCGAGGACGCGATCCGCGGCGTGATCGACGCCGTGAAAACCCTCGTTAACCTCCTCGGGAAAATCAAAGTTCCGTCGATCAATCTTCCGCATATCCCGAAACCGTTCGGCCTCGCCTACGCGCCGGCGCCGGCGATCGCCGGCTATGGGCCGCTCACTCGAGGCGGAGGCGTTCCCTCGGCCGGCGGCCGCGTCGCGATCGCCGGCGCAGGCGTCACCGTCAATTTCTACGGGCCGACCGACCCGGAGGGCGCCGCGCGCGCGATCGCTCGCGTCATGCGCCGGCACGACCTCCGGCAAGGGCGCGCGGCGTGACCGAGCTCGAGCTCGAGCTCGAG